CGAGACGCACGCCGACCCAGAGCCCGTGATTCGAGTCGCAGGCGCATCGCTCACNAAGGCCGAGCTGGCCAAGGTGTTGGGCGAGGCGATCGACGGACGCATCCGGAAGCTCACCGGCGTCGTGTCGTAGTCCACATCACAACCTCAGGAGGAGCACAGATGAGTGGAGCCGTGAAAGAACTCAGCATGGAAGAGTTCAAGGGGCTCATCGGCCAGGTCGTCGATGAGAAGCTCGCCCCGTTGACGAAGGTCGACCGGAAGTACGGCGCCTTCCCGGGCGTGAACGAGGAGCAGCTCGACCAGCTCGCGTGGGCGGAGAAGTTTAAGCTCTTTCTCCGCGCGCTGGTCCGCGGCCAGGTCGATGTCTGCACCCAGCTGCAGTCGAACTGGGCCAGCAGCGCCCAGATCAAGCAGCTGACCGAAGGGGCGGATACCGCCGGCGGCTTTCTCGTGCCGGAGGAGTTCCGCGCGGAGGTGATCCGGATCATCCCGAAGTACGGCGTCTTTCGCCGCTTGGCCCGGGTCATCCCCATGAACACGGACACGCTGCGCATTCCGCGCCAGACGGCGACGGTGAGTGTCAGCTGGCCGGGGGAGGCCAAGAAAGGCACGGGCTCCAAGCCGACCTTGGGGCAGGTGCTCTTGAACAGCAAGACGATGGTGGGGTTGTGCAGTTACTCGCTGGAGTTTTTGGCCGATGCCGGGCTGCCGGTCATTCAGTACCTGCAGACGATCTTCGCCGAGGAGTTCGGCGCCGAGGAAGACAACCAGGCCTTCAACGGGGCTGGTGCGCCGTTCGTCGGGGTGCTCAACGCCGCCGGCGTGAACACGGCCTTCCTGGGCGGCTCCAGCACCTCGGGCAAGACGACGATCGGCAGCGCCACGATCGACGACATGATCGACGCGGCGGATAAGACTAGCGAGGATGCGGACGACGCGGCGGTCTACGTCTTCAACAAGGCGTTGAAGAGCGTGCTGCGCAAGGTAAAGGTGACCAACACCTACGCGTGGGCCGAGGCGGCGAAGGACGCGCCGGGGACGCTCAACGGGTATCCCTGGTACACCAGCAAGAAGCTCCCGAACGCGCCGGCGGTGAACACCGCGTTTGCGATCTACGGCAACTTCGGCTACGCGTTCCTGGGGGATCGTGAGCAGATGACGATCGCCATTACCCGTGAGGGGACGATCGGCTCGGACAACCTGTTCGAGCAGAACATGGCCGGCCTGCGGATCACGGAGCGCATCGCGATCGACATCGCGGTGCCGAGCGCCTTTACCGTGATCAAGACGGCGGCGTCATAAGCCGGAGCGTTCTGAATGCCGCATCCGAGTCAGCGGAGTGATGTCGTGAGACGGGGCGTCCTGACTGGCGCCCTATCACTCGGAGGACCATGCCATGGCACGTGAGATCAAAAGCGCCATCAACCCGAACAACGCCCAGGTGCCGGCTGCGGTCACCGCGTCGGCGAACACGACCGGCCTGGACTGCTCGGGGTACGAGGAAGTGGTGTACCTGGTTGCTGTCGGCGCGGTGACCGGCACCACCCCGACCCTGGACGTCAAGGTGCAAGAATCGGCTACGCAGGGCGGCACGTATACGGACATCGTCGGTTCGGCCTTCGCGCAGATGACGAATGCGAACCATGCGCTGCATCTGAATGCGCGGGTGACGCCGGCGAAACCGTTTCAGCGCGTCGTGCTGACGCTGGGCGGCACCACCCCCAACTTCACCATGGTGGTGCTGCAGCTGCGGTGCAATCCGCCGCTTCTTCCCGCGGCAGCGGGTTCATAAGGCGTCTGTGGAGCTGGGCGGGCGGCCGCAACAAGGCCGCCTCGCCTGGATCCCCCATGTCGCTGAAAAATCCACTGACCTTGAAAAAGAGTTTTGAGGAACCGCCGATGGAACGGATGGTCGGTGGGCCGAAGACCCGTCGCCGCAGCCGCTTCTTGACTCGGTTTCTGCCCGGGTGGGCTCGGCGTGCCGTGACGAATCTTGAGCCGGAAGCGGCAGAAGATGAGGACTCCGAGGACGAGGCATGGCGCTGACCACCCATAGCCGCGTCAAGGAATATCTCGGCATCAAGGCCGATGACGCCAGCAAGGACGCGATGCTCGCAGAGTTCGTCGAGCGCGTCAGCGCGGCCATCAGCACGCGGTGCAAGCGCGTCTTCGAGTTCGAGAGCGGAATCACCGAGTACGACGACGGCGATGGCGTCATGAGCCAGCTGATGGTGCGGCGCTATCCCATCGTGTCGGTGGCCAGCCTCTATGACGATCCGGATCGGGCCTACGGCAGCGCCACACTCATCGCGGCCACGGAGTACACCGTGGACAAAGGATGGGGCCTGATCCAGCTCGATGGGTTCAGGTTCCTGAAAGGTCTGCAGAGCGTCAAGGTCGTCTACGACGGCGGCTACAAGGTGATCCCGCAAGACCTTGAACGGGCCGCCATCATCCTCTGCGCGGCGGATTTTCTGGACTCGCAATCCGAATTGAAGGTTAGCGTCGACGTGGAGACGGTGGAGCGGATCAGCCGCCAACGGGAAGACGCGGATCGGCTCGTCGACCTCTACATGCGGCCGGTGCTGTGATGGATGCGGTCATTGCCGTCTTCGCTTTTCTGGCGCTGATTGTGCCCTTCATGCTGGCCACACTATGGGGCTGGGTCGTGCTGTGGATCGCCATCGCGCTCGTGCTGGGTGTGGTGGAAGGCCTCTCCTATCTGATGACGCGGCGCACGATCAGCCAGCAGTTCTGGGAGTTTCGCCGGCACCATCGCGTCTTCTCCTGGGTGCTGATCGGTCTTATGACAGCGGCCTGGCTTGGGCTGGTCGTGCATCTGCTCTGGAAAGGCTAACGATGCCTGAGAGCGAATTTGTCCTCACCTTAGAAGGCGAGAAAGAGCTGCTGCAGAAGATGGATCGTCTGCCACCACGGATTCGAGAAGCCGTCGGACAGAAGGCGCTGCTGCAGAGCGCACTCCTCCTGGAGCGGCATATCAAGACGGAGAAGCTCTCTGGCCAGGTGTTGCACGTGCGCAGCGGCAGGCTGCGCCGCTCGAGCAGTCATCGACTAGAGCAGATCGGGCAGGACCTGACCGCGCGAGTTGGCACGAACTTGGTGTATGCCCGGATCCATGAGTTTGGAGGGACGATCACGGCCAAGCGCGCGACGAATCTGGCGATCCCGACGGGCATCGCCAGGACACCGGCGGGCGTTCCCCGCTACACCGCGCGCCAACTGATTGCCAACCCAGGCGTAGGAGGCTTTACGCGGACCTTCTTCAGGCATCACAAGCTCTATGGCGTGACGCGCGGCGGGAGGGTGAGAGCCGCCTTCATCCGAGGTCTGGACTGATGGCGCTGACCACCTACCAACGGCTCAAGAGCCTGCTGGCGATCAAGCCGGACGACACGAACCACGATGCGGTCATGGCCGAAATCATTGAGCGCGTCAGCGCCGAGATCGTGGGCCGCTGCCGCCGGACGTTCGAGTTCGCCAGCGGCATCACGGAATACTTCGATGGCGACGGCGTCAGCAGCGTGGTCGTGCTGAGCCGCTCTCCGAACGTCGCCGTGACCAGCCTGTACGACGATACGAACCGGACCTATGCGAGCAGCTCGCTGATCCAGCCGGCGGACTATGTCGTCGACGGCAACACCGGCGTGATCACGCTCAACGGCTTCTTCTTCGCACGCAGCCTGCAGAACATCAAGGTCATCTATGACGGCGGGTACAAGACGATCCCGCAGGATCTCGAGCGCGCGGCGCTGATCTACGCGGCCAGCGATTTCCTCGACCATCAGGGCGAGCTGCGCGTCAGTCTCGACGTCGAGGTCATCAACAAGATCGATCGGCAGCGCAAGGAAGCCGGCGTCACGATCGACCGCTACGTGAGGTTCATCCTCTGATGCCCGGCGACCTGACGATCACCTTTGAAGGCCACCAGCAGCTACTGCGTCGCTTCGACAAACTGCCGCAGGCGATCCGCGAGCAGGTGGCGACCGAGGGTCTGACGAAGGGCGCGATGATCCTGACGGCGGAGATCAAGCGGCGTCTGGGTGGCGAAGCCCTGCAGGTTCGCAGCGGTCGGCTGCGGAACAGCATCAGCTATCGCCTCGAACAGGACCGCGGCGACATGGTGGCGAAGGTCGGCACGAACATCCTCTACGCGCGCATCCAGGAGTTCGGCGGGACGATCACGCCCAAGCGCGCGCAGTACCTGACGATCCCGACGGCAATCTCGAAGACGCCGGCGGGGGTGGCGCGCTACACGGCGCGGCAGCTGATCGCCAACCCGTCGCTCGGTGGCTTCGTGCGGACGTTCTTCCGCCACCACAAGCTCTTCGGCGTCACCTCGACGGGCCAGGTCCGCGCGGCGTTTATCCTGAAAACCAGCGTGACGATCCCGGCGCACGGCTACATTCGCGCATCGATCAACGCCAAGCGCGACGCGATCCTCAAGATCCTCGTTGACAGCTTGAAGAAAGCGCTGGGCTGATGGCGACCCCACAAGCCGTCTATACACAGGTCCGTGACACGCTGAAGAACGCCGCGGGCCTGAGCTACATGAAGCAGGTTTTCGACGGGCTGCGCCGCGGCGTCCCGGCGGGCGATTACCCCTGCCTGATGTTGGAACCGACGACGAACCTCGAAACACCGGCGGCCTATCCGATCCTCGACGGACATCTGCACATCCTCATTGCCGCGTACATGCGGGATTTTGATGTCGATGCGCAGCTGCTCGGCGATGCGAACTACAAAGGGATTTTCACACTCGAGCTGGACGTCAAGAAGGCGCTGGGTGCGCAGTACCCGACGCTCGGGCTGTCGGGCCTGCTGGAGTTCGAGTTCCCGACGACGGAATACGAACGGCGCAGTGATCTGGCGGAGTTTCCGGTCCGCGGCGTCCTGATCGAGGTGGACGTCCATTATCGGACCCAACTGGACACGCGGACGTAAGCGAAGGAGGACGCATGGGGCTTCGACAGAAGGCGTTGATCTTGGCGAAGGAAGAAGCGACCTACGGCACGGACTCCGTGCCGACGAACAGCGCCAACGCGCTGCCGGCCTACAACCCGACGATCAAGTTCGTCGGCGCGGCCGTCGACCGGAACTTCGTGCGCGAGACGATCAGCCCGGCACCGGGCCTGCTGGG